TAATATTACTGTCTTTCCGAAGTATTCACAACGATCTTGTGGGTAGTTTGGGGAGATTTTGATATTATTATTAGATATTTCTCGTTGATAGAGAACTATTATTTAAAATTTTAACATATATATATTTCCAATCGCGAGGAGAGTCGCGTTAGAACATTGTGGAGCAGTGTTTTTAAAGATAATCCCTTGCAAAAAGAAGGTAGAACCTATATTTTGTATAGTATTCATTTTGGGTAGCGCCGTTTGTAACATAAAATAGCTATTTTAAAATTTTAAAAATGATTACGAGAGTAGTGCCCTCAACTAAAGAAAAAATTCAACTTCAGTCGGAATCTGAATCCTTCCCGAGCTTATTAGATGCTTTCAAATCTAATATTAATTATATAGAAGTCAATTGTGAGACGAGTCACATTAGATCATCAGGAAGAGATGATTTTAAACTTAATTCCCTTGATGAAAGAAGGAAGAACCTATATTCATCTCGTATTAACGCAAGGGTAGTGCCGGTTAAAGCTACAAATAACTATATTAAAAAATGCGTAATGCACCCATGTAATATTAAAGCAAAACAGTTGGAATCTGTATCTTTCCAGAGCTCAGTTAGTGCTTACCTAACAACTATAGAAGAAGAAGAAGAGGAGAAAATGGAGTTTCTAGGCTTACAAAAAATAAGTCAAAGACCATTAAAATTATCTCATGTGCAATTAAGCACAGAAGGGAAAAGGATACAACAAGATGTGTTAGATTACTTGAAACATAGTGGAGTAGACAATGTTGTTTTTAAAAATTTATCTTCTGGTGAAAATGGAGAATACTTATTTGATTCTACCCGGAAAATATTATATTTGTTAACGGGAAAAACGTTAACTAATTGGTTGTTAGGAAAGTACTCCACGTACAGTGTATATACAGCCAAAAAGAAAACATTTAAATGTTTCGTAGTTAGACCAAAAATGCAATCTCAAGGTATGTTTGATGCTTTGGGAGAAATTTTTACTGTAGTTAATGGTACTAGTAAAGTTCTTTTAAAAGCAATTCAAAATTATAAAAATCCTCAAGTGATAGCTTGGGTTATGGATGTGTTGACTCTCACTATAGAGATGAATGACCCTTATTTTTGGACTCCTATCACAATGTTAAAGTTTTTTGTAAGATTGTATTCTACTATAATGAGATTTACCGATTTTAAGAATAAAGCGATGCAATCCCAATCTTTAGAAGAGGTTAATAGTGTTGATTCTATTATGTTATTATTAGCATGTTTTGGTTTACCAGAGCCTATTATGAAAGGTTTAAAACAGATTTCATTAATGACTAATAAAAAGATTTTGGATTCTCCTAATATAATTATGGACTTAATTCAGCAATTTTTAGAAGTATGTTATGATGTGTTGCAATGGCTTAAAGAAACTTTAAAATTAGAGATAGTAGATGTGATTATTGATATGTTAGCTCAACCCTTAAGCTTTGTTAAAGGGCTCAAGTTAACTAAGAAATTAGGCAAAATGACTGTGGATTTTCAAAAAAATAATCAAATTATGTTTGATCCTGTCGTTAGAGAAGAATGTATGGAGTTGTACAAAGAAATACAATTAAATTTATATATTCAGACGTTATTATCAAACCCTGCATACAGGATATATCAGAAACAGTTTAGCACTTTGGAAGTTATGTATAAAGCAGCAAAGAATTTTGATACATCAGCTAGGAATGAACCTGTTTGTATAGTTTTTGAAGGAAAGGCTGGTTCAGGCAAATCTACTTTGATGAATAAAGTCATAGAATATTTAGTAAAAAAATCGTATTCGACTTATACTCACACGTGTCCTGCTTTGGAGGCTAGTAAAGATTGGTATGATGATTATCTGGGTCAAGATGTGTTCATCATGGACGATGTCGGACAACAAGGCATTTCTCAGTGGAGACAAATCATTAATTTTGTATCTCCTGTCAAATTTCCCTTGGAATGTGCGGAGGCTTCAACTAAGAATACAAAATTTTTTAACAGTAAATTACTTCTGGTAACCACAAATCATTTTTCAGATTTAAGAGGTTTCACCAAATCGGACTGTATAGCTGAACCAGAAGCCTTATTTAGGCGATGTCATGTATTGAATTTTGACAAAACTGGATTTTCTAATGGAAAGCTAAATGGTCATATACAATATAAGAAATATGATTACGTATCTCATGTTTGGAGAACTGAATTCATTGGACCCCATTCAGCATGTAATTTGAACCCTAAGTGCGAGGTAGCCAGCAGTAATAAAACTGTAGCTTGGGTTTACAATATCATCACTTCATTGTTGGATGTTCAACAAGACATGTTTACAAACAATGCACTTCAACCAGAAGATGTAGAGGAAATTGATGCCCTAGTTTCCGAACTTAGAGCTCCTAATGAGATGCTATGGGATCATGAAGATTTGGATTTCTCACTCCCTGTGTTTGATCAGCCGGTGAGTGCTCAATTAACAACGCAATCCAACGCGACGTGGTTGATGCAATTGGCTGAAGATAATATAGCGATTTTTAGAGAATATTTTTCTAGTATGAAAGAATCTCTTGTAGAAAATACTATCTCTATTTTCACAACTTTACAGTATACTTTTAATGAAGATTCATATGCAGGAGCTGCCTTACAAGGCGCTCTTAAAGGATTGATTTGTGCTTTGGCGACATGCGCTATTTCCAAAATGAGAGATTATTTTATAGGAGATTGCAATCCATCCGAGTTGAATGTTTCCACTTTTAGAGAACAAAGCGTAAAAATTTGGCATACAGCCCATCAAGATTATGTGGCCAAAACTGTACCTAGTGTGATAGTTGATGATACAAATGATACTTTGTTGGAGATTGTGCGTCCGTGTTCTGAGTTAGGTACACGAATTTCATCTCTTCGATCCAGAATGAGAATAGTAGAGCTCGTTAGCAAGTCCGGATATAAGAACGTATCCCAAGGTATAGTATCAGGTAGAAGAGTGTTAGTCCAATGTCATTCTTATGATACATTAGAAGGTATAGCTAATATTTTTAAGGATTGGAATTGTTTTAGTAATAGTTCGTATGAGTGCAATAACGTTCCTTTTAAAATAGTTAAAGAATGGCCTGAATATGATATGACTATCATTGAATTGGATCTTTCTATTCCCATATATAAAGATGCTACACACAGTCTGTTTAACAAGAGTTTGGAAGATGACGTTCCTTTCAACGCTCGACGATTGTTTTTTGTAAATGCCCAAGCAGCATTGAGCTTAGACAATAATTTTACAATTAATAACGATTCTTTTCAAATACAAAGTCCTGTAGTAGGCAAGAAATTTAATGTTCCCGCTGGATCAGGAGTGGAGTATGGTATTTCAGCCCCTGGGCTGTGCGGAAGTTTGCTTGTAGACTCTGATCAAGGATTATGCGGAGTGCACATAGCAGGGAATGCAGAAAATGGATTCGCTTTTGTTTTACCTAAGAGGATATTGCGAGAGCTAAAAAATTTGTTGACTTTTAGAGAGAGTCAACATATAGAACTAAAGGATAATGTAGTACCACATTATTCTGGATTGAAAATCTTTAATGACTCATTTCCATCTAAAAGACCTCTCCAGCAAACAACTTTAAACAAGAGTGAGTTATACGAGTTTCTGAAAGATGAAATAGAAGTGGTGGGGAAAAAAGTGCCTCCTAACTTTCGTTCTTTTGGATCTAAGACGTTGGAGAGGATAGCTGAAAAATCATTAAAACCCATCCCTCATATACATAATGATGCAATTGAATTTGGGAAGAAATGCATTAGAAGATTTATGGTTAAATTTGATGATTTGACTGACGTCGAAGTCATAAAAGGCTTGAAAGAGGAGGAATTATCTGGCTTAAATAAGAAATCAGTTAATGGATTTGGATATTCTAATGATAAGGAAGATTACATAGATTTTTCTTCAGGGGAAATAACTCCTATTTTTAAACAGAAAATGCAAGATTTTGTAATGAATTGTAAGACCGATAGTACCAAGATACAGGATTTGTTATTTTATGAAGCATTTAAAGATGAGCTACGTATGGAAGAAAAGAAAGATAAACCACGTTCTTTTAGGGTAGCTCCTCTTCATCATACTTTTTTGGTGAAAAAGTATATTGGAAAATTGTTCATTCATTGTAAGAAAAATATGTGGTCTAATCAGATGGCTATAGGGATGAATCCGTATAGAGATTGGGATATGTTATACAAGAAATTAAAAACAGCCTATATTAATTTTGATGGTGATTTTGGAAATTGGGATGGAGGAGCACCAGCACAGGTACAAGATGCCATATCGGAAATGATTATGGAATTTTATGATGGAGATGATCCAGAAACTTTAAAAGTGTTATTAAACTCTATGGTACGAACTTTCGTCTTGATTAAAGAAAAAGTAGTGTTGACAACACATTCAATGCCTTCAGGATGTTGGGTTACAGCGTTTTTTAATTCTTTAATCAATCGGTTTTTGACAGCTATGGTTTTATATGTTGAAATGTCAAAAGACAGTAAAGTTCCTACTACAGATGATTTTGACAGAATTATAGATTTTGTTATGGGAGATGATAAGATTTGTGGTTCACCGCCTGATCTGATCAAGTATTTTAATGCTATTACAATGAGAGATTTTGCACATAGTATTGGTATGAAGTATACAGACGGAGATAAGGGAGAGATTACAGAAATTTCTAAACCATTAACAGAGTGTGTGTTTTTAAAAAGACACTTTAAGTTGCATAAGAAATTAGGGAAAGTTGTAGGACCATTGTCATTGACCACATTGATCAATTCTTTGTGTTATAAAGATTCTTCTAGAAATTATGAAGAGATAATGGGGGGGAAAATGACTGCCTTTCAATTTGAGATTTACTTACATGAAAATGAAAAGTTAAAATCTAAGGTTATTAATGCAGCGCATTCTTGTTCTTTCTTTTTTATGGAGTTTGGTGATGAACATATAGCCAGAACAATGCAAGAAGATGATACTTATGCTACTGTAATGGGATGCTTAGGTAAAAATATATCCAACTTTTCTTAAGTTGAAAAATAGAATTAAAAGGGTTATAAGAAGTTTGTTCCTAGAAACTTCGCCACTTTCTATTTTAGAATTTTTGGGAAATAGAAGATTTTAATAGTAGTCTTCTTGTAAAAACATACTATTTCAATTAATAAAATTACCAATTCAGATAACAAGTTTGCAACAGAAATGTGTTATGATATGCAAACAACAAAACAAAGTATGAGTTCTTCAGTTGCTAGTGTGAATACACGAGACATCAATTTTTCTAAAGATCATCATAATATTTATCCAGTTATTGATATCTCAGAGGAATATAGAATAGATACTAAACCTTTTGTGAATAGACCCTTTTTTGTAGATAGTGTAGAGTGGTCTAACCAAGCACCTTATACTTTTTTAACATCTAAGATAAACAAATTACCTAGAGATGTTTTTACTTCTAACCCTTCGTTAGAAACAGCTCTTAAAATGGGTTCATTTTTTAGGAGTGATTTATCTTTAAATGTTTCAGTAGCTGGAACTATAGCACATGCCGGTACTATTCTAGTAGGAGTTCTCCCTCCGATGCCTTATACGTTGATAGAGAGTCCTTTCATCATTAACTCTATAATGTCAGGACCGCATTGTTTTTTAAATGCTAATGAAGCGACGTCGTGTGTTTTACATGTTCCATGGTATTGCAATACAGATGTGGCTAGTTTAGATATGAATTATACGGCGCCAGCCACAGAGACAGCAGTAGGAGAAGGTTTAACACCAGGAAATTTTGCTACTCTGGTTTTATTCGTATTAAATCCTTTGTCAGTCTCTGATAGTGCAAGCATTATGTTAAATATAACTATAGAAGCTTGTTTTAGTTCTTTGGATATTTTTGTGCCTAGTCCTAAATTTTTACAATACGATTATATTAGTCAAGGGTTACAATCGATTGCTACTACTGCTATTGACGCTACTACTTCTTATACCAAACAAGTAGTGGGAGATGCGATAGATGTTATTCGTGCAGGGATTAAGAGGTATACAGGCTTGCATAATCCTAATGTTCCTTTGATCACCAATAGAATGATAGCAACGAGGAGGAATTTTCCTAATAATACCACAGGAGAGCAGTTTTTTGAGAAACTAGATCCTTACCCTGAGATAGACCGTATTGTAGATAGACCTATTTTTAATACGGAAGTAGATGAAATGTCCATTAGGCATATTCTTAGTAAACCACAATATTTGGGTACGTGTAAAGTGAATACAGACGATAAAGTTGGAACGTTGGTTTGGGCTCGTCCTATTTCTCCTTTTCAAGGAGGATTGGCTGCAAAAACTAGCGCTGTATCTATGAGTAATAATATAGAGCTTTTCCATCGAATTTCTCGAGCTTGGAGAGGATCTTTAAATATTCACGTGCAATCGGTTATGAATAATAAACAACAAATAAAGTTGCGCCTGATTCAAATGTATAATCCATCCGCTGAAGTTTTATTTGGTAGACCAGAGTATGCAGGTTTATTGAGTGCTCCCTCTCATTTGATGGAATTCACAGGAGGTGGTCAAATTCAAACAATAAATATACCTTATTTGTGTAGAAATCAACTAACTCCTTGTACGCCTGATATGAGTACAGAAGCATTATTTCATGGCATGTATTATTTATTTGTAGCGCAACCTTTGGTCATTTCTTCAGATTCCCCTAAGGGAGTTTCTTTTAATATTTACATGTCAGGAGGGGATGATCTAACCTTTCATGGATACGCCACAGAACCTGTGCGGCAGCTCTCGCTAGTTAATCCTGTATTGGAACAGAGTGAAATTTATGTATCTCAAGGTTTGACAGTTATGAACGAACCTCAGAATGATGATACTCTTACTACCTACAGTGAAGATATTAACACAAGCGAAAAGTTTCAGGAAAGATTATATTCTCCCATTGATATAAGACCTATTATAAGGAGAATGTATCAATCAGAGCCTGTGACAATAGTTTCAGGTCGTACTATAATCAACTTAAATACGCTCATAGGAGAAAGATTGGCAGATAGTGTGGAGGATGTAAATGTTCCACAGCTTTTGTCTGCTATGTATTATGGTAAAAGTTTAGGATTAAAGCTAAAACTGAAAGTGTTTGGAAGCAATGCTTACGGTGATTTCTCCGTAGCGTTTGCACCTCCACAAACTTTTTGTAATCACAAAAAGAATATTTTTCAGGCTTGTAAAGTCTCTCCTCTAAATACTGGCCCTATTGCTTCACCACAAGGAAAAGGGTATCCATTTCCTTTTATCGAAATGGCTAATATGTTGCACGGTTCTACCTCTTTATATGAGTTTACAATACCTAATACTAGTTTTTACAAGTTTATAGGAGGTCCAGAAAAATATGGAAATACAGAGTCTATTCTCTCGATAGCGGACTTTGGTCATTTAATTATATGGTCCACTTATGGTTGTAAAGCAGTATTATTCTCCGGTTATACAGATGAGAGTAGGTTAGGATTTCATTCTATTGCACCTAACTTTTCACCTACGCCTAGAATGGATGATATATCTAATTCGGGCACAGCATATCTAGGATCCTCTAACGCAGGTCCTGATATAGCACCAAGTAATATATTGAATCCTTTCATTTATGTTACTAAAGGATAAATTAATATAAGTTAATATATCCATATATAGTTTAGGAAAACTTAAAAATCCGAA